AAGACCGTTCCAGTTCTTGCTACTGTTGCCAGTGCCATCTGCGTAGAACATTTGGTTGAAGCCTTCACGCATTGACTCTTCAGCCTGCATAATCTTGGCTTCAAGCAAGTTGATAACTTCTTGCTCACCGTTGTTCTTGGCTTCTTCAATACCGCTGATTGCGATAGAAGCAGCGTACTGCTTCCAATCAAATTCAGCAGCCGTGATGCCATCTTGTGGTGTCAACGAAATTGTGTCGTAACCAGAGTACGAACCAACAGTTGAGTTTGAACCATAAATCAGTGGTTCAATAATTTTCGTACCACCATTGAGCATGCGGATACGGTCCTTACTGAAAAGCCAGTAAGTAAGGGGACGTGCGGTGAACACGTTGTCTGTCAGTTGCGAACGGTAGTTAGCAAGGGTTGTTGACAGAAGTGCATCAAAGTTAGCGTTTGACATTTTGATTTCCTCCTATGGAAAAGTTATGAAATACCCAACTGCTGTTTAGCAGCAGCAAAAGCATCCCTGAGTGATGTAATAGGTGCAGCACCCGTTGAAGTACCCTGTGCAGACGAACCACCAGAAACAATCGCAGCCTGACGCTTAGCCTCAAGCACCTTCGCATCTTCCTGAGCCTGTTGGCTAGAAATAGCGTTCTGTGCCTGCGTCTTAGCGAGAAGGCGGTCAAAATGAATCTGCTTGTACACAGCCTCTAGGTCAGTAGAACCCATCACCAAAGCCTGAGATACAACTTCGTTTGCATCAAAATCTTCACCGTACTTGCTTTGCAAAGTAGACACTGTTCTTTCCAACTCAGCCATAGCCTGCTGCTCTTCAAAAGCACGAATACGCTGGTCAAGTTGTTTGTACTGCTGCTCCATTGGGTCAGCGAACAAATCATCTTCTTCCATCGCATAAGGGTCTTGTTGTGCATTCAAACCATAATGCTGTTGCAGTAAAGAAATCGTTTCCGTAGGGTTGTTATCCAACGCTTGCTGGATAGCCTGCGCAAACTGCAGTGATTTCCTTTGGTCTGCCAACTCCTGAGTCTTACGGGTATAATCCGCTTGACGCTGGTAGCCAGCAACGGCTTCCTTGAGAGGAACTACAACCTCTTCACCACTGACATTAAGTTTGACAACTTTGTCGCCATACTCGTCAACAGGGAAAAAGTCTTCCTCGCCCCAGGTTGCCTCCCCACTCTCCACTTCAACTTGTCCGTCAACAACGGGGTCTACATCGGGGGTTACTTCATTAGTTATGTCGCTCATTGCGTAAGAGTCCTTTGGTTGGTTGCTCTATTAGCAATAGATGATTCGTTACATCTGGGGTGCAATGTTGTTCATTGCAGCACCAGAAGAACCTTGCAACATTGCCAAAAGTTCTGGCGGAATCGAACTAGGCATTGGCATGCCACCCGTAGGAACATTAGCCAGTGGGTTCTGTAATGCGTTCGGGTCAACAGGTGGCATCTCTGCGCCTTGTGGTGGCATACCAGGTGGCAACCCTTGTGGGGGTTGCTGACCCATGCCCATTTGCTGTTGGGGTGCAGCCAAGAACGCTTCGGGTGCTTTCACGCCAAAGCCAAACTGTAGGACGTGACGTGCAAGCGCAGCAGAGTCAATAACTCCAAGTGAAACAAACGGAGCCATAGCATCAACCATCTGCAAAGCCATCTGGCGACGGAAAGACTCGTTCACTGGCTGAGTAGAGCCACCCTCAACTTCAAAGTCAAACTCGCCAGCAATGTAGTCACGGTCAAACTTGACCCACAATGGCATGGCTGACGAGCCAACAACTCGTGCAGCCTGCTCACCCGTCATGTACTGCTGTGCAAGCGCAATCAAACGGCTGGCACACTTGGCGATACAGCGCTCAACAGTAGCCAACTTGTCGCTGGTTCGTGCGTTCGCTGCGTCCTGCATCATCGCTGCTTCAGTAGCGGTACGAGAAATCTCGCTAGTGCCACCACGCATAAACTCACCCACACCAGAAACACGGTCAATGTCGTTCAGCACAAGGCTAGAGACGTTGTACATGTCAGGTGGGTTGATAACAGCAGGCATTGGTGTGATGACCGCACCAAGCGGTTCATCGCTGACAACAGGAACCATCACGTTGTCTTCGTCAGAAGCCAACGCATCACGACCATCACCATCAAATGCTGATTCTTTGTACAGCCACTTACGAGCAAAACGCTTACGATGATTCATCATCTGTGTGCGTGTTGCATTCAATTCGTACTGCAAAGGCTCAATGGCTTCAAGTTCACCAATTGGGTAAAAGTTTTCAGGCACATCATAGTTGCGCAACATCTCAAAAGGATGTGGAGCAGAGTAAGGAACCTTGGTTGGGTTAATCAAAAACCCTTCACCGCTGGTGGCAAACACAGCAACAGTATTCTTGGCAATGTCGTAAAACTCGTACACATCAACATAGGCATCGTCAACGTGACGTGACTGGCGAGGCTTATCGCCCTCTTGTCCCCACTTCGTGTATGTGCTAGCCCCAACCTCGTTGCGAACATTCCTGTTATAACGCTTGTCGTTCTTTACATCCGCAAGAGGACGACGAATGCGCTGCGCAATCCACTTAAGGTCAGTCATGCATGTTGCTTCAGGGTCAACAAAAATATCAAAAGGAGAAACACGCTCAAGGAATGGTCTATCTTCCAAGATAACCATTTCTGTTTCTGGAATAGAAGCAGCGTCTTCCTCAACTTCTGTAACCAGTTCATCTGGCTCAACAGCATTTTCAGGTAGTTCTGCTTCAGGTGCTTCACCTTCAGCAACCTCAACCTTGCGTTCCTCTTCAACGAAACGATAGCCAACCTTCAACCAGCCATGACCAATGATAAGAAAGTCGTCAACAGCACGACGAATCTCATCCTGGCATCCATAGTGCCTCCACCAATAGTTGACAACAGCCTCTGTGATAGTGGCTCTGTCAGCATCTTCTGGTCTGCGAGCACCAACAGTAATCTTTGGATGATTAACAGAAATAGATGGACCTATAACATTAACTGTAGAAAAGGACACGTTCACAAGAAGGCGGTCCTCGTCTGACATGTCTTCGTAATGCTTGCCCTTGTACAGGTCAATCATGCGCCGCCAAACATCGTCGTAGTTATCTTCTTTACGCCAACGACGAGACTGTTCTAGTTTCTTGCGATACTTAGCAAGAAAATCCCTGTGTGAAGGACGTGCCATCAGACCTCGCCAACAGAATCAAGGTAAGCCTGGGCAGCACGATAAGCCCAGTTAACCACCGCTGCGATACCAGCACTGACAGCAACCTTCCAGGTGCTTACATCAAGAACTGCTGCACCCACAGGAGAACTGAGAGCACCAAAAACAAAGGTGGCAACTGCACGCTTCAACGCATCCTTGTAAGTCATTACTTTTCCTTTCCTAAATGCCAATGGATGTGGTCTTTCAACTCACCCTTGACTTCCTTAACATCTTCACGAATCTCCTGCAACACAGTCATGTTTGCTGCATGCTGTTCAGTATTGCGTTTATCAAACTTTGACAGTAACCACATCAATGGACCACCTATGAGGGCGACAACAATGGGAACCCACCAAAGCATGACGTGTTATACCCAACGAGTGCCTACTGGTTCGGCATTCACCCCAGCAGCAGCAGCCTCACGAACCTGCTGTTCTTGACGTTCCTTAATAGTTGGACCATGAAACGATTCCTGTCCATACGTAAACCCTAGACGAATACCTTTAATGTGGCATTTGAAACAAACTGCACCTCTACGGGGCAGTTCTTCAGCCTCAAAGGACGAATTGCATTCAGAACAGGAGAAAACGCTCACATAAAGAGCGTAAAATCGTCACCTACGGGTATTAAATGCACCAATAGACCTTTTGGGTTCAGCCTGTGGTGTGCCCATCATCTCAAACCAAGCAATACTGTGTTTGGGTGGAGCAATAGTCATCTGGTATTCAGGTTGCCAAACATGCTTCAACATTTGATGACCAATAGCCAAACTCATAACACGGTCATCATGAGGTGAACCATGCATCTTGCCATTGGATTCACGAACAAAAGTTCGTAGTTCAGCAATAGTCTTATCACAATACAAATTCAAATCGCCATTACGTATAGCGGCAGCCAACTCGTCAATAGCCAAAGGTTTAGATGAAACAGTAGTACGCCAACCAAGCATCTCAGTAGCCTGAGGGTTGCGTTGACCAAGGCGACGTTGACGATACAAATTGCGATACCCACTACGTTGCAACGCCTTCAGCGTTGTCAAGCCGTGGTTGTTATTCTCAACACCCAACAAAGCGTAATGATAAAAGTATCCCAATTGTGCTAGCACATCAGTGCCAAACAGGTCAGGGTCAATATGACCATGCCAATGGGCAACCACCTCATCTGTGGTGGCATCAATAACATGAGCAGAACTATAGTCGCCATGTCCAAGACCTTCAGCAACGTCAGCCCCAACACAGTAAACGTGTGTTATGTCTGGGAACTCCCAGATTGAGAGCGCTCCACCGTCTTCAACGAAGTCGTAGACGTTCCTACCTGGCATAGGGCGCAAGTAACCTTTCCTTGGCGGAGTGAGCACGAGCGACCGCAAAAGGTCAAGATTAAAAACTGGACGACCCGAACGGATAAACGCTTCATCAGGGTCACTAGGGTATTCCTGCGCCAACTGCCAATCAGGCAACTCACGCTTTTTAACCTCATACCAATCCTCGTCACGGTCGCCTGCAGACCAAGGATAGAAAATACCTTTGAACGAATTTGTGCCATTCTGTGAACCTACCCAAAGTTGATGGAAGATATTGCCCTCACCATTTGCAGTAGACAAACACACAACACGACCGCCCACATCAGCCACAGGCTCAATAGAAGCCCATGCCTCTTCACTGTTAGGCAAGAATGCCATCTCGTCAACAAATACACGATACACAGACTCACCACGAGCAGGGTCATTACCACTAGGAAGAGACTCAATGTAAGAATCATTAGAAAACACCATCTTTAGTTGATTGTCACTAATAAGTGCTGGACCTCGTTCCCTCATCCACTGAGGCAACTGCTTATACCCATACTTAGACTTCAACAACAACTTGGCTGCTTCACGCTCCGTGCGTGAAAGCATAACCTCAGGACGGTCAGACCAAAAGAAAGTTTCCCAAAAAGAAAACGCTGCAGCCAAAGTAGAAAACCCAATCTGGCGTGCCTTCAAAACAATAGTACGCCGATTCCCAATCCAGGCTCTAGCAGTCTCAATCTGCGCCTCACGCATCTCAAATGTGATACGCCCACGCTCAGGATGGCGGATATGCCAATAGGTATCACAAAAATATGTGAAAGCCTCAGTCAACTGGTCAACAGAAGCATCATCAGGACCACGACACAAACGCCACTCTTTTTCATTTAGGAGTTCATTCAACTCCATAACTACCTCAAGTCTTGACGATGTAGTTCACCACAATGTAAGGCTGAAGGTTATTGTGGGCTTCACCATCACCCTTAGACCCAGTTGTGTCAGCAGCAGCATTCTCAGTCTCCGTATACGCTGTAGCGCCAGAACCATCAACCTCATAGCCACCACCCGTACCGCTAGCAGCCTGAGTAGTAGCACGGTTAATATCATGCTTGTGAGCAGGAATGCTATGGGTGTGGCTAGGCATCTGTGCCTGTGTAAGGGTGTGCGTCTTAGCGCCACCCGTTTCGCCCAACGTATCAAACTCTGTTTGAGTAGAGTCACGCCCAACAGGAACACGACCCTTCAGGTTGGGTGTGTTAAACGTGGTGGAACCATCACCAGAACCATATGTGGTACCCACAACTGCATACAACGCTGCATAAGTGGTACGAGAAACGGCAGTACCATCGCAAAGCAGCCAACCAGTAGGAGCAGTAGAACCACTGTATGGGGTGACAATACCAGCAGGAAGAATAAAAGACTGTACAGTCGCAGCAGTCACCTTCTGCGTAGAAGGAGACGAGCCAGGAGAATCCACGATGACAAACAGGTCATCAGACGTAATTGAAGTTGCCTGCGTCAGGGCAGTAATTTTTGAATCAGCCATCAGTAATCAGACGAATCGTTACGCATCTTAAACACAGTGCGCTCTCCGCTATCACAGTACGGGCAATACCCCCAACTCTCAGGATACTCCTCCCCACAGCGGTCACACTCTGCAAGTTCCATCACACAACCCTAAGTTTACGAGTTTCCTTCTCACGGGCTGCCACAGCAGCAATAAGGTCATCCAACTCAGCATCCGACAATTCTGCTGCTTTTTTGTCGTTCTTAATTTCTATGGTGGGGGGTGCCATACGGTTGGTTGCTTGGAGATACAGTTGGGCTGATTTGGTGTCTCCATCCAGGGCACGAGCGTACAGCGTGTCTAGGACCCGCTGTGTACGCTCTGGGGAGCCTTGTATCGCTTGCACACGCTTCTCCCATTGTTCACGGAAATAGGGTTTCTTTTCCCATCGTGTGAGCGTCTTGGCGTGGATGTTATGCTTGGCAGCAAACTTGGTTTTGGTTAGGGGGTCACGTTCGCTGGGGGCAGTACAGAGCCACTCTAGGTACTCTTGTTGTTCTGTTGTTAATACCAGGTCTTCTTCCATGTAGATGAAGCCATTTCGTCACTTAGAAAGTGAGAATGATTCTCAGGTAACGAAAGGGGGGAACCTATAGGAGGGGGGTAAGGAACACTCTGCTCCTGGTAGGAGCGAGTGTTGAAATCGTATCGCTAGCACAGCGAAGCGAGACGATAAACAACACGGTTTAAGGAGAACTATGTCATCAAAAGACCCACGTCTATCCAGGGCTGGAGTAAGCGGATATAACAAGCCGAAACGTACACCTTCACACCCTAAAAAGTCCCATGTTGTGGTAGCCAAAGAAGGTTCACAAGTTAAAACCATCCGCTTTGGACAACAGGGTGTATCAGGTTCGCCTAAGAAGGCTGGAGAATCAGCCTCGTACGCTGCACGACGCAAGTCGTTCAAAGCACGCCATGCTAAAAACATAGCAAAAGGCAAAATGAGCGCTGCCTATTGGGCAGACCGTGTAAAGTGGTAACCCACAGTTAGGAGCAACAATGCCAAAAGTAGGTAAGAAAGAATTCCCATACACAAAAGCAGGCTACAAGGCTGCTGAGACTTACAAAAAGTCTATGAAGAAAACTGGCATGAAGTCAATGCCAGCCAAACGCAAAACCAAATAAAAATAACGGCTTCCCTATGAGGGGGTACCTTTGCGAAGATACCCCCCAGGGTCGCCTGAGAAGCCCCTAGAATGCCCCAGGATGGACGCAAACACACCAAGTGCCCCAACCTATAGCCACAGTCTCTCTCGCCCTCTGACAAAAGAATCATAACTATCAACTAGGGGTACGGGGGGGTGGTGTCCCCACCCACATAGTCCTCGTGTGTGCCAATAGGTGAAACCCTTGTGCTGTAACGAAATAAATGAAATGCGAAAAGCACGCAAATCCCCACCATTTATGAGCAAGGGACACGCCTAGCCGTAACGGTCAATCGTGCTACTTGTTCACACCTATCCAAAACAAAAACGATTGTAATTGCATTTACAATCTCAACAAGGAGAAAATAAATTGAAGAAGCATATTAATCAGTGGGCAGATATTCATGAGTGGGAAGTGCGAGGCGGTGAGTTTGCAATCGCTAAAGCGTATTTCAATGCGTGTCGTGAGTGCATCACTTACTACAACGGCAATGTTTCTAAATACTCTGATGACATTGCAGACAAGGCAACACTTAAGCGCAACACTGTGCGTGTGTACATGGCAACGATGATGCCACTTGCACGCAACTACAAGCGTTACGAAATGCTTGAGGACATGATTATCGGCTTGGGTTATCAGACTGTGACTTGGGCAGAAATTAAGTCAGTGTCTAGTTCACACGGCAAGAAGAACAAGATTCAACCAAAGAAGAAAGCACCTCGCAAGTCTGCAAAGGTTGTCAAGGTTGTGAACAACGCCAAGCGTGAGAATCTCACCAATAACGAGATTGACGCAGTTATCGCTCAGTTGCGTTCACTTAAGAAAGTCAAGTGATTGTAATTACATTTACAATTCTCTCGTGAGCAAACCCAACACATCACGCACTTTATTGTGCGTGGTGTGTTGTCGTGTGTTCATGCGTGAGCACTACAACAAAACAGAAAGGACATTGTATGTCACCCGTAATATTGGAAACGATTGCGTTGCTTGAGCGACGCATATCTGAGATGGAGCCACGACTTGTTGATGATGACTATTGTCGCTTACACATCGTGCATTACACACGATTGAATGACACTTTGCATTGGCTTAAGTCAAACTTGATTAAAGAGGAAGCAAAGTAATGAGCGACAGTTTTCTTAGTCGTCCTTTTCATCACAGCGAATGGGAATACAAAATAAAGTTCGGCACTCTTGTTACTTGTTTTTATTGTGACAAGAGCCAACCTCATTACTTGTCGGGCACAAATCAGATAATGCCAACGAGCACTATTGCTAATGGTGTTGTCATGTCACACACGATGTGCGTATTTGATGCGAGTGACCACATTTCACAAAAGTAAATTGTAATTTCATTTACAATTTCTAACAAAGGAGAAATACAAATGTTATTCCCAACATTAAATTGGTATGG